ATGCTTCGTGAAACAAATGATGAAGTTAAAAATGTTTACAATAGCGCAGTTGAGCATTGCAGAAATATTAATGGCATGCTTAAAGAGACTGAAGAGAACTCCAAAATCGTAGATGAGGCCAGACAAGAAATTTTGGCGCTGAAACAGAATGCAAGCAAGGATGCAAAAGATTATTTACAATCTCTCCGTGAAGAAGCTCAGGGTTATATTAATAAATGTGAAGAGGCATTTAGAACTACTACTTCAAAAGGTTTGGCTGGGGCATTTCAAGATAAAGCAGAAAAATTAAACCGGAGCATACGTTGGTGGGTATGTGGACTAATAGGTGCTTTGGTTGCAGGTGCTGCTGTTGGTTATACGCGTTTACATGCTCTCGAAGCATATCTGTCAAACCCTGACGCATCAGGTATAAAGTTAGCTATTCAACTTTTACTCTCCATTTTAAGTGTTGGAGCACCATTATGGTTTGCTTGGTTAGCAACGAAACAAATTGGTCAGCGATTCAGATTGGCAGAGGATTATGAATTCAAGGCCTCAGTATCCAAAGCTTATGAGGGATATAGAAGAGAAGCTGTCCAGCTTGATAGCGACTTTACCCAAAGGTTATTTGGTAATGCACTTACTCGACTGGAGGAGCCGCCATTAAGATTTGTTGAAGAAGCTACCCATTCATCGCCTATAATGGAAATGTTATCATCGGAAAATTTTAAGCATTTCTTAGCTAATGGTGGCGATAAAATCGATTCAATTTTAGAAGGTGCAGGCCTTTCTAGAAAAGGTAAAGTCGAACAAACGCGACATTTTAATAAGGATGTGATCCAGCCTGTAAATGAAACTTCAAACAAACCAGAAAATGATTAAAAATAGGGGCGTTAGCCCCCTATTTCATCAAAGCATATACTCATTAAAATTAATTACATCATCATCTAACCAAGTGTTCAGTTCCAGTATTTTTTTTTGTAATACTGTTAACTCATTTCTAACAAATACTTTGCAGGCTTTCTCCACATCCCCAAATCCCCCAACATTATTAGGCATTATCCCCATCATTTGTGGCGGTACACGGTGCGCAGCCATCATGTCATCGCGGCTGACATTTTTGATATTCAGAAACTCATCCTTCGCCGCGACTTCTGACAGAGGAATGATCTGAAGGCCGTCCTTTTTGCCGTTAGGCGAGTACATAAACAGGTTGCGGAAGTTGCCTGGACCTTTGGCGCTTTTCATCGCGTTGCGGAGATTGTTCACATCCTCCTGATTCTGCGCGGCGTCGGTCATGTACATGATGAAGCCTGCATGGCTGCCGTTGATGTAATACTTACGGCGGAACAGCGTGGCAGACTCGTTGAGCAGGGCGGATGGAATGGCAGAAAGATAGCCTGGCAGGCCGTAGATCTCCTGGTTGATGTCCGGTTCCATCAGATGAAAAATGCTGCCTTTCGTGAACTGATACGGCTGGGTTGTCATACCGTATTGCACAAACCAGTAGGTATCCAGGTCTAATCCGCGTCGGGTGTATTTTGCCAGCGCAGGCTCAAGGGCGATAACTTCACCGAATCGGTTCGTGCGTTTCTCCAGGTAGGCGTTACCAAATACCAGATAGTCCTGCACAAAACGCGAAAAAGCCTGTTGGCTGAGCAGCGGGTGAGGGATGTAGGTGCTGGTCAAAATGTTGCATTTCACCGCAATCGGTGAGCTGTGATGCACGGCGGCGCGGAAGGTTCGTGCCAGTCCGTCAAAGCTGACGGGCGGCTCATACCAGCGATCCATCTGTACGCATTCCACATAGTCCAGCAGTTCGCGGCGGTCCAGAACAGGAACGGGATCACCGAAGCTGAATGCTTCGGTTGAAGTCTGGCTTTTATGCTGGTTCTGGTTCGTCGACGCAGCGCGGTTCTTCTTACTCTTTCCCATCAAAAAATCTCCACAATATTGCTGGCATTGGCGGACTCGCCCTGCAGCGGTTCGTTAAACAGTGCGTGCATTGTTGCCCAGGCCAGATCGGCATGGCTGGCTTCTTCGCTGCGGCTGGCTTCATAGGTCGGGCGGTTGCCGCTGGCGGTGGTGGCGCGACGGATTGCCATGAATGACTGCGCAATGTCGGTGTGTCCGGCGTCAAATTCCAGGCGGCGGTGACTGATAATGTCGTAGGCCTTGAGTACCAGGGCGTTTTTAACGTTGGGGTTGTAGACAAACTCCCGGACGGCAGGAAAGAACGCTTTCACGTTCTCATAAACCCCGTGACCAACGCCGGTTGAGTCGATGCCGATATAGGTCACGTTGTACTGTTCGGTCAGTTTTTTGATGGCGTCAGCCTGGGCGCGAAAGTCCATCCCGCGCCACTGGTAACGCTCAAGAATGCGGAACTTGCCGCCCGGCACGGCTGGCGGTGCCACCACCACGCATCCGGCACTGTCGCCGTTCTGCGTACCTTTCGCCGGGTCATAACCGATCCACACTTCGCGCCAGCCAAATGGGCGCAGTGCCAGTGCATGAAAGTCGGTCCAGACTTCCCAGCTGTCCACCATGCACGCCTGCAGCTCGCTGAGTGGGAACACAGACGCGAGATCGTCCACAAACTCGCACATCAGCAGGTTCTGGTATTCGTCCGGGCTGTACTCCATGCGTAACTGATCGAGGTCGAACAGGTTACATCCGCCGCGCACTGCATCTTCCACGGTGACAATCTGGCGGTATTGCCCGTCTGCGCACAGCAGGCCGGGGGCCAGATTGCTGTGGGACAGGTCGATGTCCACCTTATCGGCTTTGTTGCGCCCACGGTTGAATAGCGCACCGGACCAGAACGGATAAGCACTGTGTGTCAGGCTGGATGGCGTGGAAAAATAGGTTTGTCGCCATTTCTTGTGAATAGCCATACCGGAAGCCACTTTGCGCAGCTCCTGGAATTTCGGTATCCAGAAATATTCATCCAGATACAGGTTGCCGTGATAACTCTGGGCCGTGCGGGCATTGGTGCCGAGGAAGTAAAGCGTGGCCCCGTTAGGAAGCACCATCGGATCGCCTTTCAACTCCACCTCCACTTCTTTGGCGAAGTCGATGATGTACTGCTTAAAGACGTGCGCCTGTGCCTTACTGGCAGAAAGGAAAATCTGGTTACGTCCGGTTAGCAGGGCGTCAATCAGGGCTTCACGGGCAAAATAGAAGGTCGCGCCGATCTGGCGTGACTTCAGCAGGTTGCGGATGCGGTTGGTTTTTCCGGCTTCCCACCAGTGACGCTGGTAGTTGAACATGGAGGAATGGAAGATTTCTTCCAGCTTCTCAATCTGTTCATCGGTGAAAACATTCTTTTCAGGCTGACGGCGCGGGCCTTTGTTGCGGTTGGCGACGTTAGGGTTTAAATCGGCTTCGTTGCCGCCATTGTTAAACTTGCCGATCCGCGCGTGGCGCTCCGACTGGCGCGCCAGCAGATCAATTTCTTTGAAATCTTTCCCTTCTTTGTGCTCCTTCATAATGAGCTGGCAGTAACGTGCGGCGGTGGTGAGCTGCATCTGATCCAGCGGCCCATAGTCACTCCACTTGTCGCGTTTTTTCCAGCTGTGAACGGTTGCAACTTTCTCGCCCAGCATTTCAGCAATGCGGGCTACGCGGTATCCCTGAAAGTACAGCAGCATGGCCTGCCGACGGGGATCGAGATCTGCGGGTGTCAGTGTGGTGTTCATGGCACAAACCTACAGCCTTGAATGAAGGCTTTCCCCGCCTGCGGTTTGTGTGGTTGTCGGTACAAATACCGCGCATTGTTTCACTGCCCCCATCACCGCAACCATAAGGCTCCAGTAAGTTTTTTCTAACGGAGCACGGCTCATGACAGTGAAAGCAAAGCGTTTTCGCATCGGGGTGGAAGGTGCCACCACCGACGGACGCGAAATCCAGCGTGAATGGCTGGAACAGATGGCAGCCAGCTACAACCCGGCGGTGTACACCGCGCTGATTAACCTTGAGCACATCAAGTCTTATCTGCCGGACAGCACCTTTAACCGCTACGGCAAGGTGACGGCGCTGTTTGCTGAAGAAATTACGGAAGGTCCGCTGGCAGGCAAGATGGCATTGTATGCCGACGTTGAGCCAACGGAGTCCCTGGTGGAACTGGTGAAAAAAGGCCAGAAATTATTCACCTCTATGGAAGTCAGCCCGAAGTTCGCTGATACGGGCAAAGCCTACCTGGTTGGCCTGGCCGCCACTGATGATCCCGCCAGTCTGGGTACGGAAATGCTGACATTCAGCGCCAGTGCAGCCCATAACCCGCTGGCAAACCGCAAGCAGAATCCTGCAAATCTCTTTACCGCTGCAGAGGAAACGGTGATCGAACTGGAAGAAATCCAGGATGACAAACCGTCCCTGTTTGCCCGTGTCACGGCGTTGTTTACCAAAAAAGAGCAGTCCGATGACGCCCGGTTCTCTGATGTGCATAAGGCCGTGGAGCTGGTCGCCACTGAGCAGCAGAACCTGAGCACACGCACCGAAAAATCCCTGTCTGAGCAGGAAGAACGCCTGTCTGAACTGGAGACTGCTCTGCAGGAGCAGCAAACCGCCTTTAACGAACTGGTGAATAAGCTGAGTCATGAAGACAGCCGCCAGGACTATCGCCAGCGTGCAACAGGCGGTAACGCCCCCGCTGACACTCTGACCAATTGCTGATGGAGCACAAAACCTGATGAAGAAGAATACCCGCTTTGCTTTTAACGCTTACCTGCAGCAGCTGGCGCGTCTGAACGGTGTGGCAGTTGAAGAACTGTCCAGCAAGTTCACCGTGGAGCCGTCTGTACAGCAGACGCTGGAAGACCAGATCCAGCAGTCCGCCGCTTTCCTGACGCTGATTAACGTCACGCCAGTGACCGAGCAGTCCGGTCAGTTGCTGGGGTTGGGTGTTGGTAGCACCATTGCCGGAACCACTGACACCACCGCGAAAGAGCGTGAACCTGTCGATCCGACGCTGATGGTCGATGTGGAATACAAATGCGAGCAGACCAACTTTGACACGGTACTGACCTACGCGAAGCTGGACCTGTGGGCGAAGTTTCAGGATTTCCAGGTGCGTATCCGTGACGCCATCGTGAAACGTCAGGCACTGGACCGCATCATGATCGGCTTTAACGGCGTGAAGCGTGCGAAAACCTCCAACCGTAGCGAAAACCCGCTGCTGCAGGATGTGAACAAAGGCTGGTTGCAGAAAATCCGTGAGGATGCACCGGATCACGTCATGGGCAGCACCACTACGGGCGGTGAAACCACACCGGGCGCGGTGAAAGTCGGGAAAGGTGGCGAATATGCCAACCTGGACGCCGTGGTGATGGATGCCGTCAATGAGCTTATCGACGTGGTCTACCAGGACGATGACGATCTGGTGGTGATTTGCGGTCGTGAACTGCTGTCTGACAAGTATTTCCCGCTGGTCAACAAAGAGCAGGAAAACAGTGAAAAATTGGCAGCCGATATGATTATCAGTCAGAAACGCATGGGCGGTCTGCAGGCCGTGCGTGCGCCGTTCTTCCCGCCGAATGCGCTGCTGATCACCCGTTTGGATAACTTGTCCATCTACTGGCAGGAAGACACCCGCCGCCGTTCAGTTATCGACAACCCGAAACGTGACCGGATTGAAAATTTTGAATCCGTTAACGAAGCCTACGTGGTTGAGGACTACCGCTGCGCCGCACTGGTGGAAAACATCCAGATTGGCGACTTCAGCGCCGCCGCAGCAGAAGCCGGAGCGTAAACCATGAGCCTGAGTCCCGCACGGCAGCATCGCCTGCGCGTTCAGGCTGAACAGGCCGCCCGCGAGGGCGGCAGCGTTCGCCACGCGTCGGGCTATGACCTGATGCTGCTGCAACTGGCGGAAGACCGCCGCCGTCTCAAGGGCGTTCAGTCCACGGTGAAAAAAGCGGAAATCAAGGTGGAGCTGCTGCCGAAATATGCCGCCTGGGCGGAGGGCGTCCTGGCTGCCGGAGGCGCTCAACAGGATGACGTGCTGATGTACGTGATGCTGTGGCGCATTGATGCCGGAGATTATGCCGGGGCGCTGGAGATCGGGCGTCATGCCCTGCGTCATGGCTGGGTGATGCCGCTGGGTAACCGCAACGTGCAGACCGTGCTGGCAGAGGAAATGGCAGATGCAGCGCAGAGCGCAATGCTTGCCGCCACCGGCTTTGATGCCGATCTGTTGCTGCAGACGCTGGAGCTGACAGACGGTCTGGATATGCCGGACCAGTCACGGGCGCGTCTGCATAAAGCGATTGGCGCTGTCCTGAGTGAAAGCAATCCGGCTTCCGCCCTTAATCATCTCAACCATGCGTTACAGCTCGATCCCCGCTGTGGCGTGAAAAAAGACAAACAGCAGCTGGAGCGCAGACTGCGCAATGACAGCCGCTGACAGAACGTGCCCCCGCGCACGGGCGGCACGGGGTGGCGAAAGGCACTGCCACATCAAAACCCCGTCCACCGCCCTCTATTTCAGGAGAAAGCAGCATGAAGTTTGTTGCGCCAGAACAGGCACCGGAACAGGCGGAAATCATCAGAAATACGCCGTTCTGGCCTGATGTGGACCTGTCGGAGTTTCGCAGTGTCATGCGCACTGACGGCACGGTGACGCAGCCGCGTTTAAAGCAGGTTGCGCTGTCGGCAATTTCGGAGGTCAACGCAGAGCTGTATGAGTTTCGCAGACGTCAGCAGATGCTGGGGTATGTGTCGCTGGCTGAGGTTCCGGCGGAACAGTTGGACGGCAAAAGTGAGCGCATTCAGCACTATTTCAACGCGGTTTACTGCTGGGCACGCGCCATGCTCAACGAACGATACCAGGACTATGACGCCACGGCATCCGGTGTGAAGCGAGGCGAGGAACTGGCGGAATCCAGCGGTGATTTGTGGCGTGACGCCCGCTGGGCTATCAGCCGGGTGCAGGATGCGCCGCACTGCACAGTGGAGCTTATCTGATGAAAGTGCGTGCGCATCAGTATGACACGGTGGACGCGCTTTGCTGGCGTCATTACGGGCGCACGCAGGGTGTCACGGAGCAGGTACTGAAGGCAAATCCGGGGCTTGCCGAATATGGCCCCTTTTTACCTCACGGGCTGCAGGTGGAGCTGCCGGACATTCCGACCACCACCACCGTGCAGACCGTCCAGCTATGGGACTGAATTATGACGCTTGAGCGAATCAGCGCCTTTATCACGTACTGCATCGCCGTTGTGCTGGCCTGGCTGGGCGATTTGTCCATCAAGGATGCCTCAACGCTGGGCGGCCTGATGATTGGTGTGCTGATGCTGGCTATCAACTGGTACTACAAACACAAAGCCTACCAGCTTCTGCGCGACGGGCAGATCTCGCGGGAGGACTATGAATCCATCAATCGTTAAACGCTGCCTTGTCGGGGCCGTGCTGGCTATTGCTGCCACGCTGCCGGGGTTTCAGCAGCTTCACACCTCCGTGGAGGGGCTGAAACTGATTGCCGATTACGAAGGCTGTCGTCTGCAGCCGTATCAGTGCAGCGCGGGCGTCTGGACCGACGGCATTGGTAACACGTCAGGCGTCATTCCCGGCAAAACCATTACGGAACGACAGGCAGCAGAAGGACTGATTTCCAACGTGCTGCGTGTGGAGCGGGCGCTGGAAAGGTGTGTGAAACAACAGCCGCCGCAGAAGGTATATGACGCTGCGGTGTCGTTTGCCTTCAACGTGGGAACGGGCAATGCCTGCAGTTCCACGCTGGTGAAATTACTCAATCAGCGGCGCTGGGCGGATGCGTGCCGACAGTTGCCGCGCTGGGTGTATGTGAAAGGTGTGTTTAATCAGGGGCTGGATAACCGCCGTGCGCGGGAGATGGCCTGGTGTTTACAGGGAGCAAACTGAAATGAAAAAGAAATTAATCAGCGGGCTGTTTCTGATGTTATGGATGGCGCTGTTAATCGCAGCAATGGTGTATCCCCAGGGGATTTTTCCGGTACTGGCAGCGTCCGGCGTTTGGGTAGCCTGTTTACTAATATGGGCGGTAATTCCGGTAGCACTGGCTGCGTTAATTAAGAATGGCCCGCTCTGGCAGGAGTTGAGGGCATCTTTGCTGAAGACAATTACCCGAAAAGAAAACGTATTTATCAGCTGGGTGATGCGATTGCTGATTGTCGTAAGTCTCGCCTGGACGGGGTGGGCTATTACCCTGGTCTTTTATCTACTGACCGTTATTGCCTTCTGGATCACCCGTAATCAGATGGCGCAACAGGTATCAGCATGAACCGGTTGCTGCTGGTTGTGCTGGCGTTATTACTGGCGGCGCTGGGCTGGCAGACGTGGCGGCTGGCTGATGCCAGCCAGACCATCAGCACGCAGGCAGACGAGCTGCAGAGCAAAAGCCAGGCACTGGCAAAGAGCAATAGCCAGCTTATCAGCCTGTCCATTCTGACTGAAACCAATAACCGGGAGCAGGCGCGGCTCTATGCCGAAGCAGAACAGACCAGTGTACTGCTGAGACAACGACAACACCGGATTGAGGAACTGAAACGTGAGAACGAGGATTTACGCCGCTGGGCTGATACACCTTTGCCTGCTGACATTATCCGGCTGCGGGAACGCCCCACACTCACCGGAGGTGCAGATTACCGTCAGTGGTTGTCCGCGAGTGACGCCGTGTCGGCTGGGACAGGCAGCGCCGCGCACTAACGGTGGCCTGAACGCGTTGCTGGATGAAACGGAGGCCGCCTGGGCGGTCTGTGCAGACAAAGTGGACATGATTATTGCGTGTCAGGAGCGAAACAGTGAACAAACCACAATCCCTGCGCCACGCCCTCAATAAAGCGGTGCCTTATGTCCGCAATAACCCGGACAAACTGCATCTGTTTGTGGATAACGGTTCGCTGGTTGCCACGGGGGCCAGCTCCATGTCATGGGAGTACCGCTATACCCTGAACGTGGTGATAGAGGATTTCAGCGGCGACCAGAATCTGCTGATGGCCCCGGTTTTACTGTGGCTTCGGGATAACCAGCCCGATGCCATCAATAACCCGGCGTTACGGGAAAAGCTATTCACCTTTGAGGTGGATATTTTGCGCAACGATGTCTGTGATATCAGCCTTAACCTGCAATTGACGGAACGTGTGCTGGTCAGTACTGACGGCAGTGTGTCGAGCGTTGAAGCTGTAGCAGAACCCGATGAACCTGAAGAAATGTGGACGGTGAAACGTGGCTGAACTGCAGAAGGTGGACGACTGGCTGAGTGCCTTGCTGGCGAATCTGGAACCAGCCACGAGAAGCCGCATGATGCGCCAGCTGGCGCAGGAACTGCGCCGGACACAGCAGCAGAATATCAGGATGCAGCGCAATCCAGATGGCAGCAGTTATGAACCGCGCAGGGTAACAGCACGCAGCAAGAAAGGCCGCATCAAACGTCAGATGTTTGCAAAGTTGCGCACCACAAAATACCTGAAAACTGCCGCCAGCGCCGACTCTGCCAGCGTACAGTTTGAAGGCAAGGTGCAGCGTATTGCCCGTGTTCACCATTACGGCCTGCGTGATCGCGTCAGTCGCAAAGGACCGGAGGTCCGTTACGCAGAGCGCCGCCTGCTGGGTGTAAATGATGATGTTGAGGCAATGACCCGCGACATGATTCTGCAATGGCTGGCGGGGTGATCTTTGTATCAGCACTGATACAAGTTGCAGCACTGCCGCCTTTCTTCCCCTGATGGCAACCTTTCCCTATGAACGCACAATTAACCGAAATCATGCGCCTTATCACCAACCTGATCCGCACTGGTGTAGTCACCGAAGTGGACCGGGAAAACTGGCTTTGCCGGGTGAAAACGAGCGACCTTGAAACCAACTGGATTAACTGGCTGACGCTGCGCGCGGGTAATGCCCGCACATGGTGGAAACCATCGGAAGGTGAGCAGGTGGTGCTGCTGAGTCTGGGCGGCAATCTGGAGACGGCCTTTGCGCTGCCCGCTGTCTATTCGAATCAGTTCGCACCACCGTCGACGTCGGCGGACGCCTGTGTGACAGAACATCCTGACGGTGGCTGGTTTGAATACGAACCCGCCAGTGGGCGCTGGTATGTCAGGGGCATCAAATCAATGGTCATTGAGGCCGCTGACAACATCACCATGAAAACCAGTGAGTTTGTACTGGAGGCTGACCGCACGCGCATTAACAGCGAAGTGGTGATCAATGGTGGCGTTACCCAGGGCGGCGGAGCGATGAGTTCTAACGGGATCGTGGTTGATGCGCATCAGCATACTGGCGTCCTGAAAGGCGGCGATACCACCGGAGGTCCGGTATGACGCTTTATAGCGGGATGAACAATACCAGCGGTAAAGCTATTACTGATATTGACCATCTGCGCCAGTCGGTGCGGGACATTCTGCTGACACCGCAGGGTAGCCGCATTGCCCGCCGGGAATATGGTTCCCTGCTGTCGGCTTTAATAGATCAGCCACAAAATCCGGCGTTACGCCTGCAGGTCATGTCGGCTGTGTATGTGGCACTGAGTCGCTGGGAGCCACGGCTGACGCTGGATTCCATCACCATCAACAGCAATTTTGACGGTTCAATGGTGGTGGAGCTGACCGGGCGGCGGAATAACGGTGTGCCTGTGTCCCTTTCCGTATCAACAGGAGCAGAGAATGGCAGTGATTGACCTTTCGCAGTTGCCTGCGCCGCAGATTGTGGATGTGCCGGACTTTGAGACGCTGCTTGCCGAACGCAAGGCAGAATTTGTGGCGCTTCATCCGAAAGATGAGCAGGAGGCTGTGATCCGCACGCTGGAACTGGAATCTGAACCCGTCACCAAATTGCTGCAGGAGAACGCTTACCGTGAGTTGCTTCTGCGCCAGCGCATTAACGAAGCCGCGCAGGCGGTGATGGTGGCTTACGCGATGGGCGGCGATCTGGACCAGCTCGCTGCCAACTACAACGTGAAACGCCTGACGGTGACGCCTGCTGATGATGACGCTGTGCCGCCCGTTGCAGCTGTGATGGAAAGCGATGAAGCGTTACGCCTGCGTGTGCCTGCAGCCTTTGAGGGGCTTTCAGTTGCGGGGCCAACTGCAGCTTATGAATTTCATGCCCGAAGCGCCGACGGTCGGGTGGCGGATGCCAGTGCAACCAGTCCGGCACCTGCAGAGGTGGTGCTGACAGTCCTTAGCCGCGAAGGCGACGGAACAGCAGAAAAAGACCTGCTGGATGTGGTGGAAAAAGCCCTGAACAGTGAGAACGTCCGCCCGGTGGCTGACCGTCTGACGGTTCGCAGTGCAGAAATCATCCCGTACCGTGTGGAAGCCACCATTTTTCTCTATCCGGGACCGGAAGCGGAGCCGGTAATGGCAGCGGCAAAAGCCAGCCTGCAGAAGTACATCGCCAGTCAGACGCGGCTTGGTCGGGATATTCGCCGTAGTGCCATTTTTGCCGCGCTGCATGTTGAGGGGGTTCAACGTGTGGAGCTGGCTTCACCGCTGGCGGATGTGGTCCTGAACAAAACACAGGCCGCATCATGTACGCAGTGGAGCGTAACCAACGGAGGAACGGATGAATAGTCTGCTGCCACCGGGTTCAACTTCACTGGAGCGCCGACTGGCGCAAACCTGCAGCGGGATTTCTGATCTGCAGGTGCCGCTTCGTGACTTGTGGAATCCGGCAACCTGTCCGGTCAGTTTCCTGCCTTATCTCGCCTGGGCGTTCTCTGTGGATCGCTGGGACGAGGGCTGGACAGAAAGCGTCAAACGCCAGGTAGTGAAGGATGCTTTTTATATTCATCAGCATAAAGGAACCACCAGTGCCGTGCGGCGGGTGGTGGAACCGTTCGGATTCCTGATCCGCATTATTGAGTGGTGGCAGACCGGAGAGGCTCCGGGCACGTTTCGCCTGGATATCGGCGTGCAGGACCAGGGCATCACTGAAGATACCTATCTGGAACTTGAGCGACTGATAAGCGATGCCAAACCATGTAGCCGCCACATGATCGGCATGTCCATCAATCTGCAGACCAGCGGCCCGCATTGGGTGGGAGCCGCCAGCTATCTTGGCGAAGAAATCACGATCTATCCGTATATCAACGAAACAATTATTTCTGGCGGCACCGCGCATGAAGGCGGGGCGGTCCATGTTATTGACACAATGAGAGTGAATCCATGAGCACAAAATTTTATACCCTGCTGACGGATATTGGCGCGGCGAAACTTGCCAGCGCCGCCGCGCTCGGTGTGCCGCTAAAAATTACCCATATGGCGGTGGGCGATGGTGGCGGAACATTGCCGACGCCGGACGCAAAGCAGAGTGCACTGGTAAATGAGAAACGTCGGGCTGCGCTGAATATGCTCTATATCGACCCACAGAACAGCAGCCAGATTATTGCTGAACAGGTGATCCCTGAAAACGAGGGCGGTTGGTGGATACGTGAAGTGGGCCTGTTTGATGAGTCCGGGGCATTGATTGCCGTGGGAAACTGCCCGGAAAGCTATAAGCCGCAACTGGCTGAAGGTAGCGGGCGCACTCAGACCGTGCGCATGGTGCTGATTACCAGCAGCACGGACAATATCACCCTGAAAATCGACCCTGCTGTAGTGCTGGCAACCCGCAAGTATGTGGATGACAAGGCACTGGAGCTGAAGGTGTACGCGGATGATCAGATGGCAAAACATCTTGCCGCACCGGACCCGCATTCACAGTATGCACCCAAAGAAAGTCCGACGTTTACCGGGACACCCAAAGCGCCAACGCCAGCAGCAGGGAATAACACCACGCAGATTGCGACCACCGCGTTTGTTCAGGCGGCTCTGACGGCCCTTATTAATGGTGCGCCAGCCACGCTGGACACGCTGAAAGAAATAGCCGCAGCCATTAACAATGATCCGAATTTCAGTACCACCATTAACAATGTGCTGGCACTAAAAGCACCGTTGTCGAGTCCGGCACTCACCGGAACGCCAACAGCCCCCACGGCGGAGCAGTCGGTCAACAATACACAGATTGCCACTACGGCTTTTGTGAAATCGGCGATTGCAGGAATGGTGGGTTCTGCACCCGCGGCACTGGATACACTGAACGAACTGGCGGCGGCACTGGGGAATGATCCGAACTTTGCCACGACAATGCTTAATGCGCTGGCAGGTAAACAACCGCTGGACAATACGCTGACTAATTTGAGTGGAAAGGATGTTGCTGGTCTTCTCGCATACCTTGGTTTGGTGGATGATTCCGGTGTAGTAGGCCGCTTGCTTAATACTCAAGTGATTACCTCATCTGGTACTTACACCCCAACACCGGGTACCCGGAAAATTAAGGTAATTCTTACCGGGGGAGGTGGCGGTGGTAGTTCTGTCATCGCCACATCATTTTCTCAGACGGCGTTTGGAGGTGGAGGTGGCTCTGCCGCAACCTGCATCGGTATTTTTGACCTTGAAGATATCAGTGATTTTTCTGTCGTTATCGGAGCAGGTGGAACAGCTGGTAATCCAGGTGGGACATCAACATTTAATGGAATGTCAGCCGGTTGCGGTGGTGGTGGATCCGGCGTAAACACTCCGGCAACTGGTACTGGTGGTACAGCTGGAACAGCTACTGGCGGGCTAATCAATATCCATGGTGGCCATGGTAGTGACGGTCAGGTGGGAAGTTATTACTCATTTGGTAATGGTGCGGCTTCGTTCTGGGGGGGAGGTGGTCGTTCTGGTGCTGCTAATGGTATTGCAGCCAAAGCATATGGTGCTGGCGGAGGTGCTGCTTATGACACCGCTTTTTCAGGAGTGCTAAAAGCCGGTGGAACAGGAGCGCCTGGGATCTGCGTGATTGAGGAGTTTGCATAATGAATTACGCATTAATTAAAAATAATGTCGTCGTAAATACGGTTGTCTGTAATTCAGATAACGATGCAAAAAAATTATTTCCGGATTACACCGTCATTAATATTACTGGCATTGCCGCAGGAATAAACTGGACATATGACGGTACTAATTTCACGGCGCCAGTTATTGAAAAATCAGTTGCCGAATTAGCCGCGGAAAATATGGCAATATCAAACTCTGAGTATGCTCGCGCAACAACTCAAATCGATTTGTTGAACGATCAGATCCAGGATGCTGACTACACTGACACAACTGAGAACGCAGTGAAGTCGGCACTTACAGAGTGGACTGAGTACCGTAAATCATTACGTGCATATATCAGGGCTGGTGACTGGACACAGTCACTGCCTATTCAGCCAGATTCGGTCAGTTAACGTTTAGCAAGATGTCGGAAGCCGCAGCACGTCGGATGCAAGGACGTGCTGCGGCTGGCTGGCGAACTTTCGATAGTGCGAGTATTGAACGTTTAAGAAAATGAAGAGATAACGGCTAACTGGCATCATTTCCGGTTTCTATTCAGGGGGATGATCATGCTTATTGGATATGTACGCGTGTCAACAAATGACCAGAACACCGATTTGCAACGTAGTGCGCTGAACTGCGCGGGATGTGAGCGGATTTTTGAGGACAAAATCAGTGGTACTAAGTCCGACAGACCGGGGCTTAAAAAACTGCTCAGGACACTATCGGCAGGTGACACACTGGTTGTCTGGAAGCTGGACAGGTTGGGGCGCAGTATGCGGCATCTTGTTACGCTGATAGAAGAGTTGCGCCAGCGCGGCGTGAATTTCCGAAGTCTGACTGACAGTATTGATACCAGTACCCCAATGGGCAGTTTCTTTTTTCATGTCATGGGTGCCCTGGCTGAAATGGAACGCGAACTGATAGTTGAACGTACCAGGGCAGGGCTGGCTGCAGCTCGTGCTAAAGGCAGAGTAGGTGGACGCCGTCCTAAGTTGACTACCGAACAGTGGGCACAGATTGGGCGTTTACTCGAGGCCGGAGAATCAAGACAGCGTATTGCACTGATTTTTGATGTAGGCGTTTCTACCATTTATAGAAAATTTCCGGCAAATAAGAGCAATGAATCTCCCTGAATCAGCTTTATTTTGATTATCCCTGAAAGCAGACAAATACCGTCATTTTGTGTGAATAACGGTACAACTGCGCTTAGCTGTTTGTCAGGCACAATCACTTCAATATAGGGCGAAGCCTAATCCAATCAGGAGGTTCGCCACTATGGCTCAGGATTACCACCACGGAGTGCGCGTTGTTGAAGTCAACGAAGGCACCCGATCCATTACCACGGTGAGCACCGCCATCGTGGGTATGGTCTGCACGGGCGATGATGCCGATGCAAAAATGTTTCCTCTTAATAAACCCGTGCTGATCACTGATGTGCTGACTGCCAGCGGTAAAGCGGGCGAGTCCGGTACGCTGGCCCGTTCGCTGGATGCCATCGCTGACCAGGCAAAACCCGTGACCGTTGTTGTGCGTGTGCCGCAGGGTGAAACGGAAGAAGAAACCACGACCAATATCATCGGCGCAGTGACTGCTGAAGGTAAAAAAACAGGCATGAAAACCCTGTTATCTGCCCAGTCACAGCTCGGCGTTAAACCGCGCATTCTCGGCGTGCCAGGTCACGATAACAAAGCCGTTGCTACTGAGTTGCTGAGCGTGGCGCAAAGCCTGCGTGGGTTTGCTTACCTGTCAGCGTATGGCTGCAAGACGATACAGGAGGCGATCACTTACCGCGAAAACTTCAGCCAGCGCGAAGGGATGCTGATCTGGCCTGACTTTACTGGCTGGGACACGGTGCTGAATGCCGAAGCAACGGCATATGCCACCGCCCGTGCGCTTGGTCTGCGCGCCAAAATTGATGAGCAGACTGGATGGCACAAAAGCCTGTCCAACGTGGGCGTGAACGGTGTCACCGGAATTTCTGCTGATGTGTTCTGGGATCTGCAGGACCCGGCAACCGATGCAGGTCTGCTGAACCAGAACGACGTCACCACGCTTGTGCGTAAAGACGGTTTCCGCTTCTGGGGTTCCCGCTGCCTGAGTGATGACCCGCTCTTTGCCTTCGAAAACTACACCCGCACGGCGCAGGTGCTGATGGACACGATGGCAGAAGCACACATGTGGGCGGTGGATAAACCGCTTAACCCGTCGCTGGCCCGCGACATTATCGAAGGTATCCGCGCCAAAATGCGCAGCCTGGTCAGTCAGGGCTATCTCATTGGTGGTGATTGCTGGCTGGATGAGTCGGTGAACGACAAAGACACGCTGAAAGCCGGAAAACTCACCATCGACTATGACTACACGCCAGTGCCGCCACTTGAAAATCTGATGCTGCGCCAGCGCATCACCGATCAGTACCTGGTGAATTTCGCCAGCCAGGTCAGCGCGTAAGGGGACAACATGGCTTTACCACGCAAATTAAAACATCTGAACCTGTTTAACGACGGGAACAACTGGCAGGGGATCGTTGAGTCGCTGACGCTGCCGAAATTCACCCGCAAATATGAGAAGTATCGCGGCGGCGGAATGCCGGGTGCAGTGGATGTGGATCTGGGACTGGATGACAGTGCACTGGATACAGAATTTTCCATTGGTGGTACTGAACTGCTGCTGTTTAAGCAGATGGGCAAAGCCACGGTGGATGGCATCCAGCTGCGCTTTACCGGCTCTATTCAGCGTGACGATACCGGGGAAGTGCAGGCCGTGGAGCTTGTCGTGCGTGGACGTCACAAAGAAGTGGATTCCGGCGAGTGGAAGACGGGCGAAAGCAACACCACCAAAGTGACCAGTACCAACAGCTACGCGAAGCTGACCATCAATGGTGAGGTGCTCTATGAAGTGGACCTTATCAACATGGTGGAAATTGTGGACGGTGTGGACCTGATGGAAGCGCACCGCAACGCCCTCGGCCTCTGATATATCTGAACGGCGCGGGATACCGCGCCAGAACCCAATTGACAGGACAGCAAAATGAGCGATAAGCAGACTGAAAAGACCATTCAACTGGATACTCCCATCAAGCGCGGAAAAACGGAAATCACCGAAATTGTGCTGCGTAAACCGCAGTCCGGAGCGCTGCGCGGTACACGCCTGCAGGCCATTATGGATATGGATGTCAACGCGATGATGACCGTGATCCCCCGCATCTCCAGTCCGGCACTGACTGCACAGGAAATTGCAGAGATGGACCCGGCAGATCTCACTGCCATGTCGGTTGAGGTTGTCACTTTTTTGTTGAAGAAGTCGGTGCTTGCCGGTTTACCGACAGCCTGACGGTTGACGATCTGGTGGCAGATATCGCCACCATTTTTCACTGGCCGCCATCCGTTACTGACGTTATGCCGCTGACCGAAGTGCTGGAATGGCGGTATAAAGCGATTCAGAGAAGCGGGGCCAACGATGAGTGATAACAACCTGCGGCTGCAGGTCATTCTTAATGCGGTTGACAAACTCACCCGCCCATTCCGTGCTGCACAGGCCAGTTCGAAAGAGCTGGCTGGCGCAATTCAGAATACCCGAAACAGCCTCAAAGAACTGAATAAGCAGGCTGGCAGAATTGATGAATTTCGCAAGACGCGCTCGCAACTAGCCATAACAGCCAACAACCTGAACGCAGCCCGCGAAGAGGCGGCAAAACTCGCCACACAATTTGCTGCCACTAACAGGCCAACCGCCGCGCAGGCAAAGTTATTCAGTCAGGCCAAAACACGAGTACAGGAACTTCAGCAGACCTATAACGGCTTGTTGGGGGCGGTCCAGAGACAACGTCAGGCACTTAAAGAATCAGGGATTGATACCAGACAACTCAGTAGTGCCCAGCGAGAACTTAAGAAAAATGCTGAAGAAACAAGGCAGGCACTGGAGGGCCAGCAAAAAGCACTTAAACGTCTGGGTGAACAACAGGCACGGATGAACGCTGCCAGAGAACAATACTCAAGACGGCTTGAAGTGCGCGATCGCATCGCAGGAGCCGGAGCCACTACCACGGCTGCAGGGCTGGCAATGGGTGCGCCAGTGATGGCAGCAGTAAAAAGCTATACCAGCATGGAAGATGCCATGAAAGGTGTGGCAAAGCAGGTCAATGGTCTGCGTGATGATAATGGCAACCGCACTGCGCGTTTTTACGAAATGCAGGATGCCATCAAGGCTGCCAGCGAACAGTTGCCGATGGAAAACGGTGCTGTGGACTTTGCCGCACTGGTTGAAGGTGGTGCGCGCATGAACGTCGCAAATCCTGACGACAGCTGGGAAGACCAGAAACGTGACCTGCTGGCCTTCGCCAGCACGGCAGCAAAGGCGGCAACAGCCTTTGAGCTGCCAGCGGATGAACTGTCAGAAAGTCTGGGGAAAATCGCCCAGCTCTACAAAATACCTACCCGCAATATTGAACAGCTCGGCGATGTGCTGAACTATCTGGATGATAACGCCATGTCGAAAGGGGCGGACATCATTGATGTCATGCAACGTCTGGGCGGTGTGGCTGACCGTCTGGATTATCGTAAAGCGGCGGCACTGGGTTCCACCTTTCTGACACTGGGCGCTGCGCCGGAGGTTGCAGCCAGTGCAGCAAACGCGATGGTGCGTGAATTGTCCATTGCCACCATGCAAAGCAAGAGTTTCTTTGAAGGGATGAATCTGCTGAAACTCAATCCTGAAGTGATTGAAAAGCAGATGACGAAGGATGCGATGGGAACTATCCAGCGTGTGCTGGAGAAGGTGAATGCTCTGCCGCAGGACAAGCGTCTGTCTGCCATGACCATGTTGTTTGGTAAAGAGTTTGGTGATGACGCGGCGAAACTGGCAAACAACCTTCCGGAACTGCAGCGCCAGCTAAAACTGACAGCGGGCAATGATGCGCTCGGTTCCATGCAGAAAGAATCCGACATCAACAAAGACTCACTTTCTGCTCAGTGGTTGCTGGTCAAAACCGGAGCGCAGAACACCTTCAGCAGCCTGGGCGAAACGCTGCGCCAGCCGCTGATGGATATTCTGTACACGGTGAAAAGCATCACGGGGGCGTTGCGCCGCTGGGTGGAAGCTAACCCGGAACTGACAGGCACACTGATGAAAGTAGCGGCTGTTGTGGCTGCGGTTACCGTAGGCCTCGGCACCTTAGCGGTGGCGCTGGCTGCAGTGCTGGGGCCGCTGGCAGTCATCCGTCTGGGATTCTCTGTGCTGGGTATCAAAACGTTACCTTCCGTTACGGCAGCAGTAACACGAACCAGCAGCGCGTTGTCCTGGTTAGCTGGCGCTCCACTGGCACTGCTGCGACGCGGGCTTGCTTCATCGGGCAACGCAGCGGGTTTACTTACTGCTCCGTTGTCGTCTTTGCGTCGCACGGCATCACTGACGGGGAATGTCCTGAAAACTGTAGCAGGTGTGCCGGTTGCACTGTTGCGGTCTGGATTATCCGGTTTACGTGCTGTTGCTATGATGTTTATGAATCCACTGGCAGCACTACGCGGTGGACTGGCTGCCGCAGGCGCGGTGCTGCGAGTACTGGCATCCGGTCCGCTGGCGATGCTGCGCGTTGCCCTGTATGCCATATCTGGTCTGTTAGGTGCTCTGCTCAGTCCGATAGGTCTTGTGGTTACTGCACTGGCGGGCGTGGCGCTGGTTGTCTGGAAATACTGGCAACCCATCACCGCATTTCTCGCTGGTGTGGTGGAAGGATTCAAAGCGGCGGCAGGTCCTATCAGTGCTGCATTCGAACCACTTAAGCCTGTGTTTCAGTGGATTGGCGACAAAGTGCAGGCGCTGTGGGGCTGGTTTACTGATCTGCTGACGCCCGTTAAGTCGACCTCTGCCGAACTGCAGAGCGCAGCGGCAATGGGGCGACGATTCGGGGAGGCACTGGTGGAAGGGCTGAATATGGTCATGCATCCGCTGGACTCCCTGAAATCCGGCGTTTCCTGGTTGCTGGAGAAACTCGGCATTGTCAGTAAAGAGGCTGCAAAGGCGAAACTGCCGGAAAGCGTGACGCGTCAGCAACCTGCGACGGTGAATGCAGACGGTAAAGTGATGATGCCATCGGGTGGTTTTCCGTCATGGGGATATGGCTTTGCGGGGATGTATGACAGCGGCGGCTATATCCCGAGCGGGCAGTTTGGCATCGTCGGTGAAAACGGGCCGGAAATTGTTAACGGCCCGGCAAATGTGACCAGCCGGAGAAATACAGCTTCACTGGCTGCCGTTGTTGCCGGAATGATGGGCGTTGCTGCCGCGCCTGCAGAGCTTCCACCGTTGCATCCTTTGGCACTTCCCTCGAAAGGCGGCGAAGCGATGGTGAGTCGTGCAGCCACTGTGCCGCCCGTTCAACGGATTGAGGCACCGACGCAGATCATCATTCAGACGCAGCCAGGACAAAGTGCGCAGGATATTGCGCGGGAGGTGGCCCGCCAGCTTGATGAACGTGAACGCAGGCTGAAGGCAAAAGCCAGGAGTAACTACAGCGATCAGGGGGGATACGACGCATGATGATGGTGCTGGGATTGTACGTGTTTATGCTGCGCACTGTGCCGTATCAGGAACTGCAGTATCAACGCAGCTGGCGACATGCGGCAAACAGCCGGGTCAACCGACGTCCGTCCATGCAGTTTCTGGGACCGGACAACGACATGCTGACGCTTTCTGGTGTTCTTATGCCGGAGATAACGGGCGGCAGGCTGTCGTTGCTGGCTCTGGAGCAGATGGCAGAACAGGGAAAAGCATGGCCCCTGATTGAAGGCAGCGGCACGATTTACGGCATGTATGTGATTGAGGGACTGAATCAGACTAAAACGGAGTTTTTCCGCGATGGTATGCCGCGCCGGATTGAGTTCACCCTGTCGCTCAAACGGGTGGATGAATCCCTGTCCGATATGTTCGGTGATCTCAGTGCGCAGCTGAATAATTTGCAGGATACGGCAACGTCTGCCTTAAGCGATATCAGTAAAACGGTGGGAGGGCTGCTGTCGTGAATTTCAGCTCTGAACTGCTTAACAAAGGCAACAAAACTCCCGCATTCAGCATCAGTATTGAGGGAAAGGATATCACCACTGTGCTGGATAACCGCCTGATGAGTCTGACGCTGACGGACAATCGGGGCTTTGAAGCAGACCAGCTTGATCTGGAACTGGACGACGCCGACGGAAAAATCGTGCTGCCGCGCCGTGGTGCGGTCATCACGCTGGCGCTGGGCTGGAAGGGGCAGCCGCTTTTCCCTAAAGGGGCATTCACAGTGGACGAGATTGAACACACTGGCGCACCGGACCGCCTGACTATCCGGGCGCGAAGTGCTGATTTTCGGGAAACGCTGAATACCCGCCGTGAAAAATCGTGGCATAAGACCACCGTCGGGGAAGTGGTGAAGGAAATAGCCGCGCGGCACAAGCTGAAGATGGCACTGGGTAAAGACCTGTCGGATAAGCCCGTGGAGCATATAGACCAGACTAATGAGAGTGACGGCAGTTTTCTGATGCGGCTGGCGCGACAGTACGGTGCCATCGCGTCGGTGAAAAATGGCAATCTGTTATTCATCCGGCAGGGGCAGGGCAAAAGCGCCACTGGTAAACCTCTGCCAGTGATAACTATCACACGCAAGGACGGCGACAGTCACCGATTTACCCTGGCAGATCGCGGAGCCTACACGGGCGTAATTGCCAGCTGGTTGCATACCCGCGAACCTGCGAAGAAAGAAAGCACCACGGTGAAGCGTAAGCGCAGAACTAAGAAGCAGAAGAAAGAGCCAGAAGCGAAGCAGGGCGATTACCTGGTGGGTACGGATGAAAACGTGCTGGTACTTAATCGCACTTATGCCAACCGGAGCAACGCCGAACGAGCGGCGAAAATGCAGTGGGAACGCCTGCAACGCGGCGTTGCGTCATTTTCTCTACAACTGGCAGAAGGGCGGGCAGATCTCTACACGGAAATGCCTGTGAAGGTCAGTGGTTTTAAACAGCCGATAGATGATGCGGAATGGATCATTACGACTCTGACACATACCGTCAGCCCGGATAACGGTTTTACAACCAGTATTGAACTTGAAGTGAAAATTAATGATCTTGAAATGGAATAAATGGTTCTCAATATTGATATTTTGTGTATCATTGCATTGATTCTGATAGCAAAGGTAGGGATCTGGATATGATGAATTGTCCAAAGTGTGGTCATGCGGCGCACACAAGGAGCAGTTTTCAAGTAACGGAAAGCACCAAAGAGCGTTACTGCCAGTGCCAAAATATTAACTGCGGGAGCACTTTTGTTACCCATGAAACAGTGGTCCGGTTTATTGTGACACCCGCACTGATTGCTACTGCTCCTCCACATCCATTGCCAGGTGGTCAGGGGCATATGAATTTTTGAGAAAGAGAACCTGCTACGGCAGGTTTTTATTCATCTGGGATCTCACCCGTTTCAAGAAAATGTATAAAGCCAGGCTCATCTATGATGATTGTGCCTTTCATCCTGGCTGCCGATACTTTTGATGGGCCTGCATTGTAACCGCAACAGAGCATCTGAAGGCTTTGGGTTACAGAGGTTCTTACCGTTAATCCTTGTTCATTCGCCTTATCAACCAATCTTTCTTTATCTGCTTTCTTAAATCCGGTGAAACACACATCGAATGTATTTTTTTTCGGACCAGACTGCTTAGTGAGATGTGAGTAGTTTTCGGGGAGGAATGACGCGCATTCCTGAATGGCTTGTTCTGGTGAATCGTACTGTTTAAGAATGCGGTCTTTTCGGAAGGTTTTTATTCGATCGGTGTTCTTACAAATGCCCTGTATATGATTTTCGCTATAACTGATGCTCTGTATAGAGTGAACACCGATACGACCATTTGCATTGATGTAAACAAAGTGAAGTTCTTCCATGTGAAACCTCTTTGCATGATTTCAAGATGGCGACAGGCAAGATGGACGCAAAAGTCTGTCGCCATTTTGCCGCCACTACCAAAGAAAAAGGGGCTACGCTTTCACGTAACCCCTTGATTTATTTGGTGGAGCTGGCGGGAGTTGAACCCGCGTCCGAAATTCCTACATCCTCGGTACTACATGCTTAGTCAGTCTTTACATTCGCTTGCCAGCTGCGGACGGACACGCCACTAACAAACTAGCCTGATTAAGTTTTAACGCTTCAACCCCAGGCAGGACTTCCACGCGATCTCTTTTGGGTTTGACCTCTCTTGATCCCCGTCCTAAGAGCGGAGGCTAGGGAGAGAGGGCTCTAAGCAGGTTATTAAGCTGCTAAAGCGTAGTTTTCGTCGTTTGCGACTATTTTTTGCGGCTTTTTACGAGGCCAACCGCCCCTCGGCATGCACCTTGGGTTTCGCAAATCCCGTCGAATCCAGAATCAGCCCCAATGTGTAAAGGTAAGTATACCAGATTTATGAGCGCCATGACCAGCCTCAATGGCGTTATCGTTAAAGATTTAGCACCCATGTAGCCTGATTTTTATTCGATTAAGCAATGGGATGGCAACATTTGTGTCGGATGTGATAGCCAATAAGATGTTCATTCGCGCCGCCGGAGAGGGAGGCGCGGTGAGGAACTGGTCAATAATTGGAGTGCAGGTTTAACGGTGGGCGTTTTTCATGATACGCGCTTTATCCACCTGCCATTCGCGCTCTTTGATATCTGAACGTTTATCGTGCTGTTTCTTACCTTTGGCGACGCCGATTTTCACTTTGCACCAGGCATTTTTCCAGTACAGGGAGAGCGCCACTACGGTATAGCCTTCTCGATTGACGCGACCGTACAATGAGTCCAGTTCGCGCTGGTTGAGAAGTAACTTGCGGGTACGGGTAGGATCGCACACCACATGCGTGGAGGCCACTGCCATTGGCGTGATGTTTGCGCCAAACAGGAACGCTTCTCCGTCACGCAGAAGGACATAGCTGTCGCTGATATTGGCTTTTCCTGCGCGCAGGGATTTAACTTCCCAGCCTTGCAGGGCAAGTCCCGCTTCGAACTCTTCTTCGATAAAGTATTCGTGACGGGCGCGCTTGTTAAGCGCGATGGTCGCTGAACCAGGTTTATGTGCTTTTTTCTTCGTCAT